ACCCTGCAACAAAGACAACATTGTCAAATCCTTGTTTTTCTAAACTCTGTAAGATTCCAATAGCAGTACCCACTGAAGTGTCTCCAATATCAATATTGGGAAATGCCTGCCGTATAAACTCCAACTTGACATCAAAGGGTAATGGATTTTCCAATCTTGTTTTATTCTTGCCAGTCGGTTTATGAGTTTGTGACACAAATAGAAAATGAGCATCGGCTTCCTGTTTCAAGATAGCATCAACTACCTTCTGGTGACCAATAGTAGGTGGGTTCATTCTACCGAACGCTACAGCAGCAGTTTTGCCCGATTGCTCAAATAATTCTAAAAGTTTCATTTATCGTAATCGCCTTTTTCGATAAATCTTTCTTGTTCTTCGGCAAAGTGTTTTGCCAGTTTGATTAATTTTTCTTTAGGAAATACTTCTTCTTTGTTATCAATTTCAAACTGTTTACAGTAAGTTTCACAGACACCTTCTAGGGGACGTAGATACAATTTATAAGCACCTGGGTCTCCTTTATGATTTTGATGTTTTCTAATAGCAGGAAAAAAGTGCTTGCTGAGAATATCATTGTCGTTGTCAATAAAAAACTTTAGATCACCGATCCAGTCGATGTCGTCTTGTTGATCTTTAGGTGCGCCTATTGGGCTAAACATTTCTCTTAATAACATTACCAGCTCCGGCAAGACCAGTAACGTGCTTTCCAACGTGGTCCTGGATTTTTACAATTATGTCTAGCACGAAAACTTTTTCTACGTGCCGGATTAGATTTTTTAATACGCATTTTTTTGTCGCCAAAGTTTACTTTAACAATATTGCCGTTAGGTTTGCGTACATATACTTTTGACTTTTTAACATCGCCCGGCATTTTCTTGCCTAGCTGTACTTTGCGTCCTTGATACTCCGCTTCGTTAGTCTGTACATCTTCGGCATACTTGTTAGACTTCATGTAATCACGAGCAGTGTCGATGTAGTCTACAGCTAGAGTGATTTTTTTCTGAACCCACTCTGGAAGATTTTCGTTGGCATCAAGTATTGCATATAATTCTTCTGCAGCACTGTCTATAGTACGCAATTGATCTTTGGCCATATCGCCTTCACGATCATACTCGCCGTAGTTTACAGCAGCATCTGGATTCTCAGGACCGTGATCTTCTTTTTTCAAATACTTGTCCTTGATACGACCTTTTTCTTCCTCGTCAGCACCTTCACGTCCTGCTTTTTGCAGTGCTTCGAATCCGTCTTTTCCGTATTTCTTAATTCCGGTATAGCGTTGTAGACCGCTTTCTTCTACAGCATCTTCGCCAATCTTTTCGCAGTCGTTTACACGCTTGCCTGCATTCTTGCCAGTACCGGGTTGTGTACCAGTCTTTCTATAACCTTTCCAACATTTTTTAGGACCAGCTACGCCTTCTTCTAGTTCACCGTCTAAGAATTGCAAGCCTTCGTTGGTTAACATTTCTAAGGCTCGGTCGTCTAGCTCAATAACAATGCCGTCTTCGAGTATATCAACAATTTCTGTGGCAATTTCAAAGTCTTCTGAAAAACTGATGCCGAAGTCGTCACCTATTTCAAACTCTTCGTTTTTTGGTGTTTCGCCGCGTTGTTTTTTAGAAATAGCAATAGCAGCTTGTTGCGCAGCGTTTTTAGCTTCTTCAACACTTGGTGTAACAGTGGATTCTGTTAAGATTTTGTCTAGTTTAGTTAATATGTCTCTCATAGTATATCCCGTAAGGTCATACTATATTTATCGACATTGATTACTTAATGATTATAACGAATAGACACTATAGTTCCGTTTATAAGTCTAAAAGCAGCTCGTATCCATATAAAATTGCCGATAAAATTTCTAGTTTCGGTGGATGTAGCAATACTGCTGTCTAAAAAAGATATCGGTTCTTGACTTTCAAATTCAATGTCAACCCAATCAACGTCAGCTGGATATCTTTCTAAGGAACCTTGTAGTTTTATATCCCCAACAAAGTTGTCAAGTTGAAACACAGCAGTATGCATACCATTGCTTTTGCCATGGTATCCTGCGGCTTTTTGCTTGTCAGAATAGATATATGCAACTGTAGAAGTGCCGTCCCAGGTTTCTGTACTGTAATTGTCAATTAAAATTGTGCTTTGTATGGACATCTATTATTTATCGACAATCACATATTCGTAACTACGGCCTATTGTTTCACTATTTCTTAATTTTAACAATAATAGGGTTGAAGGATCCTCAACGTAGATGTATCGACGATCCCAATTCCAGTTAGTAGTCATAAACCAAGTTTTTACAGAATCTGTAATTAAAATCTTTTCTTTCTGAGAATCTACCCATTGTAAGTATTTTATTTTACTTGATTTATCGTTGGCTAATTTATGAGGCAAAAGATATACTTTGTATCTGTATCTGTTGTGTGGAAGTTTTTTTGTAATTATCTTATTAGAATCTGCTAACAGATCTATATTTTTTTCTAGTGGCTGATAAAGATTAATTACCAACGATTGAAAAGTCGTTGATAACGATGTATAAAACTCTTTGTCGTTGGTATAGATATCAATAGTATCTCGCTCCAATCGCTTAAACCATAGATCATTTCGATACTTGCCTAAAAATTCTACTAATTGTAAGATGGCATCTCTGTTATACCTAGCTTTAGCATGAGTACTGTTTGGATATTTTTTATCCTCAAAGTTGTTAGGTGATAGAAAATTAAACAGTAAATTGTTAGATTTAATTCTCAATATAGATATCCCTGGCAAGTATAAACTAATTTTATACAGCCATTTACTATAGAATGTTTTGTTGGTTTCTTTAGGCTTCAACATTTTCATTAACACTCAAGGGTATACCTTTCTTCAAAGACTTTTTTTGATCTTTTGTAAGCAGCACTTCTTTAGCAGTGATAGTAAAACACAGTTCGTCGTTGACAATATGTACATAGACATTACCGCCGTCTTTTAACTCACCAAACAATATTTTTCGACTGATTGGAGATTTAATTTGATTATCAATCAATCTAGCCAGTGGTCGAGCACCCATTTTTTTATCGTAGCCTTTTGTGGCCAACCACCTAACTGCGTTGCTGTCTGGAATAATTTCAATGTTCTTGTCTTTGATTTGTGCATTTAGTTCATTGATGAATTTCCCAACTATTGTACACATTGTTTCATCTGACAATCCAGTAAACTTAATAGTGGCATCTAGCCGATTACGGAATTCAGGAGCAAAGAATTTCTTAACTGCTTTATCATCCTCGTCGTCTTTCCCCAACTCTCCAAAGCCAATTGTGTTGCGTTCGTTATCAGCAGCACCGAGATTAGAAGTCATTATCAAGATAGAATTACGTCCGTCTGCAGTTTTTCCATTACTTCCAGTAACAAATCCGTTGTCCATGAACTGTAGTAATATATTTGTGACATCTGGATGTGCTTTTTCAATTTCATCTAATAGTAAAACACAATTAGGAGATTCTTGCAGTTTTGTTATCAATTGTCCAGCATTGTCTTCATAGCCAACATATCCCGGAGGAGCTCCGATCAATTTAGCCACTGAATGTTTTTCTTGATATTCACTCATATCAAATCTAATCAAAGGCATATCCATTTTAGCAGCCAATTGTCTTGCTGTTTCTGTTTTACCTGTGCCAGTGGGACCGGTGAATAAAAAACAACCAATTGGTTTATTAGGCAACTTCATTCCTGCCTGTGCTACAAATATTTTGTCTAACAGATTGTCTACAGCAGAATTTTGACCAAACACAGAACTCTTCATACCGCCTTCGAGGTCAACTAGATTTTTACTTTCCTTTTGTGCTACATTTTCCAACGGCATATTAATCATCTTACTAAGCTCGTAGGTAATTTGTTCCACATCAACAATCTGTTCGACGCCTTCCATTGTAGGGTCATCTTTAAGTTTATATCTTGCAGAAGCGCAATCAATGATGTCTATAGCTTTGTCAGGTAACTTTTTATCTGCCATATACTTGACACTGAGTTTAACTGCCTGTTCAATTGCAGCATCTGAAATTTTAACATTATGATGTTTTTCATAATATTTTCGAATGCCTTTGAGAATCTTAACTGACATTTCGGCACTTGGCTCGTCGATGGTCACACGCTGGAATCGACGCATTAGGGCACGATCTTTTTCAAAGTGCTTGCGATATTCTTCCCACGTAGTCGATGCAATTAATTTAATCACACCTTTGGTAAGAATAGGTTTGAGCATATTGGCCATATCATTACTGCTGTTATTAGCAGCGCCGGCACCTTGCATCATATGTGCTTC